TCACCCCGGCGACGCGATGCTCTTCAACGACCCCGCGGATTCGCTCGAGAGCGCGCGTGTCCCGGCAATCGACGTAGTGCACCTCTTCGAGCCCGAACGCCCGACGCAGCGCCGGGGCGTCCCACTCCTCGCGAGCGAGATCATCCCGATCTACGACTTCGACGGCTACGGCGACGCGGAGCGGGTGCGGAAGCGCGTGGCTGCGAACCACGGAGGCTTCATCATTCGCCGCGAGGGCCCGGCGCGCATGCCGGCATACGGCGGGAAGCCGACGACCGACGAGCGCGGCCAGATGGTCGTGCCGTTCGAGCCCGGAATGTTCGTCGAGCTCCCGGCACAGTACAGCGACGTCAAGTTCGCCGACCCGGCGGACGTCGGTCCAAACTACGCGCCGTGGATCAAGAACCAGCTCCGCGAGATCGCCACCGGTGGCGAGATCCTCTACGAGGACTTGAGCGGCGATTATGAGGGCGTGACGTTCGTGTCGATCCGGGCGGCACGGATGCGTATGCGGCGGCGGATCGAGCAGATTCAGCACTTCCGTTTGATCTTCCAGTGGGTCAGGCCGATCAACGGCCGCTTCCTCGACTATGCGGTTGCGTCAGGCGCCTATGCGGTGAACGGCCCCTACGCGCGCGTTCGCGGCGAGATCCTCTCGAAGGTCAAGATGCAGCCGCAGGGCTGGGAGTACGTGAACCCGGTCGATGATGTCACGGCTCGCGTCATGGCGCGGCGCGCGGGTCAGACCTCGACGCGGCGGATTCTCATGGAGAAGGGACTGAGCCTCGAGGAAGTGTGGGCGGAGATCAAGGAGGAGAACGAGCTCGCCAAGCGAGATGGCCTCGTACTCGACTCCGATCCCGCCCAAGTCGATCAGGCCGGCACGGAGCAAACGCAGGCCGTCGCCGGCGGTTCGTTGGCCAATCCGGCGGCTCGCGGATGAGCACGGCGGCCGAGTGAATTTCCGGCTTGTGCTACAATCGGGGGTACATGGCTCGGAAATGGCCACAGGCAAACGAATGACGTAGCGAGTTCCACCCAACCACGCCCACTCGTCGGCTGATCCCCGCCGAGGGAGCAATCCGAGAAGAAAGCCGTCCCCGTTAACGGTCAGGGACGGTTTTCTTTTTGGGCGCGCGGAGGTGGCAGCCAGCCAAAATGGAAATGCGGAGCGCGACAGAGGTGACGAAGCTCTCGACCGAGCGGCGGACGAACTACCCGCTGATCGCGAGCCGGATCCTCAACTGTCCGCTCATGGTGACGCGCCACGAGCTCTTCGCCGCGCTCGCCGCGCTTGCTCCCCGTCTCGGTCTCGCCCCCCTCGAGGCCGTCGACCCGAAATTCTTGACGCCCGATCCCCGATACACGAGCTATCGCGTGCTCGACGGTGGCGTCGGCGCGGTGCCGATCCACGGCGCGCTCGTCCACAAATCGATGGGCATCGCCGATGCGCCAAGCGGCCTCACGTCCTACCAGGACATCGTCAACGACTTTGACGCTGCGGAGCGCGACTCGGCCGTGTCGGTCATCGCGCTCGTCATCGATTCACCGGGCGGCGAAGTGCAAGGCGCGTTCGACTCGGCCGAGCACATCTTCGCCGCGCGTGGCCGAAAGCCCATCGTCGCGATTCTCGACGAGAACGCGTGCTCGGCTGCCTATCTGCTTGCCGCCGCCGCCGACGAGATCTGGATTCCGCAGACTGGCATGGCCGGCTCGATTGGCGTCCGTGGCGTTCACGTCGATCGGTCGAAGGCGAACGAGATGGCGGGGCTTCGGATTACCGAGGTTTATGAGGGCGACCGGAAGAACGACGGTTCGCCGAATGAACCACTATCGGCCGCGGCGCTCGAGCGCTTTCAGGCCGAAGTGCACGCCGTCTACGGCATGTTGATCGAGGCGGTGCACCGGTACCGAGAGCTACCCGCGGCCGCGATCCGCTCGTGGCAGTCCGCAGAGTTCCGCGGGCAGGACGCGCTCGAGGTCGGTCTCGTCGATCGCGTCATCGCATCGGTCCAGGGGATCGAGGAGCTGCAGGCGCGCCGTTCCGCGGCCGGCAACTGGGGGACAGGGATGAACGATCCGAAAAAGACCTCGGCCGAGAAGCCGACCGTCGACGAGCCAAAGAAGGAAGACGAGAAGCCGCAGCCTGACGCTCCGGCCGCGGCCCCGGAGACACCGGCCAAGGAAACGGCGACCGTTTATTCGATCGCCGAGGCGCGCGATCGCGCCCGCCTCGAGCTCGTCAAGGAGCAAGGCGCGGCTATTGCGGCGATCAACCTCGCGGCCAAGGCGCTCGCCCGACCGGATCTCGCGGGCCGAGTGATCGAGCGGATGATCGCCGACGGCCTGACACTCGACGCGGCGCGTATCGTTCTGTTCGAGCTCCATCAGGTCGAATCGCCCACCATCACGGGCATCGTCTCGCCGCTCGCGCCGGCCCAGGGCGGGCAGCGGCTTTCGGTTGCCGAGATCTACGAGCGCCGGCGGCAACAAGCCCTGGCGAGCACAAACGACAAACGGAGGTAGTTCCGATGCCCAACGTGACCGAAGGCAAGCACTCGAGCGGCTTCATCCTCTCGGAGGCTCAGGGAAAGCGATCACGCGACAACGTGACCATCCTTTCGGGCCAGGTGCTGAAGGCCGGCGCCGTACTCGGAAGCATCACGACAGGGAGCAGTGCCACCTCGGCCGCCAACGCCGGAAACACGGGCAACGGCGCGATGGGCGCGGTCACGGTCAGCACCGGCGCCAAGCCCGGCGTCTACCGTCTGAACATCAGCGCCGCGGCAACGGATGCCGGGACCTTCGAGGTCGAAGATCCGGACGGCAATCCGGTCGGCACCGGGACGGTCGGCGCTGCCTTCAGCCACGGCGGTCTCGCCTTCACGCTCGCCGACGGCTCGATGGACTTCGCGGTCGGCGATGGTTTCACGATCACGGTCGCGGCCGGCTCCGGGAAGTTCAAGGAGCACAACGCCGCCGGCACGGTCGGCGAGCAGGCCGCCGCGGCGATTCTCCTCGACAACGTCGATGCGACCGACGGCGACACTCCGGCCGCCATCATCGCGCGTGATGCGGAAGTGAATGCCAACGAGCTCGTGTGGTTCAGCGGAGCCACGACGGAGCAGAAGAACGCCGCGATCGCCGCACTCGCGACGAAGGGAATCATCGTCCGGTCGTAACGAACGCGGCGCCAGACCACCCAGGAGGCACGAAATGTCGGTACTCGACATCTTCAAGACGGACGCGTTTTCGGTCATCAGCCTGACCGACGCAATCAACAAGCTCCCATTCATTCCCGGCCGAGTCGGGCAGATCGTCGATTGGATGGAGCGTGGTGTCGAGACGACCACGATCATGGTCGAGGAGGTGAACGGCGTCCTTCGGCTGATCGATCCGACGCCCCGCGGCGGGCCGGGAAAGACGACGCCGAAGAACTACCGGGACGGCATCCCTCTCAAGATCCCGCATTACCAGATCGACGACGCGGTCTACGCCGACGAGGTGCAGAACGTCCGCGCCTTCGGCACGGACAGCCAGCTCGAGACCGTGAAGGGCAAGATCAACATGCGGATGCAGGAACACGCGCAACTCGAGATGGACCCGACGCTCGAGTACCAGCGCGTCGGCGCCGTCAAAGGCATCATCCTGAACGGCGACGGCTCGACCCTCTACAATTTGTTCACCGTTTTCAATGTCACACAGCCGACCGAAGTCGCGTTCGATCTCACGGCCGCGAGCCCGGCGAGCGGCGCCGTGCGTCGCAAGGCCGCGGGCGTGGTCCGGACGATCGCCGCGGCCTTGGGCGGACTGACCCTCCGGACCGTCTATGGGCTCGCGGGCGACGCCTTCTGGGACGATCTGATCGCCAACAAGGAAGTGCGCGAGACCTACCTGAATCAGGCCGATGCGGCGCAGCTCCGCGAGGGCTCGGTCTACCAGACACTCAACTACGGCGGCATCACGTTCGAGAACTACCGCGGCGCGGTCGGCGCGACTGCGTTCATCGATACCGACAAGTGCAACTTCTTCCCCGTCGGCGTCCCGGGCCTCTTCCGGACGATCTATGCGCCCGCGGACTACGTCGAGACGGTCAACACGACGGGCCTCCCGCGCTACGCCAAGCAGTTCCCGATGCAGAACGACAAGGGAATCAGCCTCGAGATGCAGATGAACGCCCTCTCCTACTGCACGCGTCCCGGTGTGCTCGTTCAGGGCAAGCGCGGCGCGTAGGCGCCAATGTCGGATGAAACGATCGACGACTTCTGGGCCGCCCATGCGCGCGACGACTTCGCCATTCATGGGCGTCCCGGCGTCTACTCTCCGCCCGGCGCGGGCCCACCGGTCGATTGCACGGTCATCGTCGACCAGAATTACGAGCTTCCGCCCGACCAGACGCGAGCGCTCGTGTCGCAACGAGTAACGATGGTTGCCCTACTGAAATCGGAGATCCCAGACCCGAAGCGAGACGCAACGGTAACGGTCGCCGCCGAGACCTACATCTTGAATGAGCGCCTGCCCGGATCCGACGGGTTCGAGACGCGGTTCAGCACGAAGTGATGTGG